CTGGAGGCTAAGAAAGCCAGAGGCGAATTTGAAAGTGTACTTAAAGAAACAGTTTCAAAGAAAGACGAAGCAATTAACCAATTACGCAGTGAACTACACAGTGTTAAGGTTGATGGTGCAGTCTTAAGCGCCGCTAATAAGTCTGGAGCAATTAATGCCGCACAAGTAGTGCAGTTATTACATTCTCAGATTAGATTAGGCGATGATGGTAACGCAGAGGTCTTAGATACAAATGGACAACCTCGTTATACTGATTCTGGTAATCCTATGGATGTTGAAACACTAGTAGGTGAATTCCTATCTAGCAATCCACATTTTAAAGCCGCTACTCCAGGTGGCACTAGTAGTCAAAGTAATTTAGCACCTGCAAGGGATAGCAAAGTTAATTTGGCAGATTTGGATATGAATAATCCAGATCATCGTAAAATTTACGGCGAAGCTAAAAGATTAGGCAAGCTGTAATTAAATTATAATATAGTTAAATACTTAACTATATAAGCCAACTTTCTATAAGGAGAATTATAACATGGCAAACTCAGCATACGGATCAGGTCTTAACTTAGACGCGATGATGGTCCCAGTTCGTGCGGCAACTGTATACGCGGCACAAGAATCAAGTTTATACCTACCAGGAGCGATTGTTCCTATCGTAAATGTACCAGCAGGTTCATCTACAGCACAAGTTCCATTAATGGGATCAGTGTCAGCAACAGTACTTACAAGTGAAGATATTGGTGGTTCAGGTAACCCTCAAGACTTTGATACTGTACTTCCTACAGACACTAAAAGAACTATTACACTAGACCTACACGCGGCTAGAACTGTTCTTAGAGATCTTGGTGGAATTGATACAGCAGATATGGGTAGAATTATGGGTAACGCTATTGCTAAGTCTTTTGACAAAGCAGTTACTACAGAGTTCAAACACTTAACAACACAAGAGCAACCAGCAGATGCAATAGCATTAGCGGACATTTTCACAGCAGTTGGCACAATTCGTGGTAACGGTGAAACTGGTCAGTTATTTGGTATCGTTGGTACTAACCAATACGCTAACCTATTAGCGGCAATTGGTTCAACAGCATTTGCAGGTGGCGAATTCCAAAACACAGCTATGAGAAATGGTTACTTTGGTACTATCGCAGGCGTACAAATGTTTGTAAGTTCATACTTAAACAACACTGACATGGGTGTTACTAACAACCCTGGCGCGGCTATCTTCTCTGCAGATGCAGTTAAGGCGGCAGTACAAGGTGGAGTTAACATTGAAGTTGCTCGTAGACCTGAAGCAGTTGGTTTCGATATCGTAGCAAGTGCGGCGGCAGGTGCTGAAGCAATTGACTCTGATCGTGGTGTTCTTATTATCAACAACGCTTAATCAATATTAGTTTTAGTGGGGGGATTTATTCCCCCATTAACAATCTTAACAAGGAGACAACATGGCATTATTCACTGAAAACGACATGATCACTTATTTCCCAGATCTTCATAATTATGGGATCCAAGATTTTAGCGACATGATCGCAAAAACAGACGAAGATATCATTAGACTCCTGAGGATTGAGTGGTGGCCTACTATTCCTGGTCGTAATAGACAGGATAGAATGGACAGCACCAAACTAAAGGACAGTCAACTCACTCGTAGTGCAGTTTATTATTGTTTGCACAAATATGTTCTTCCTAAGCTCACACAATGGGCTGTAGAAGGAGATAGTTTTCAGACTCAAATAGTGTTTTACAAAAATGCATTTGATGAAGAATTTGATCAAGCAAAGAGAACATTGTTTTACGATTGGGACGATGATGGTTCATTTGAAGACAGCGAACAAGTAATACAACCAGCACAAAGGTTAGTTAGATAATGAGTATTAGAAACGACATTACAAACAATATCGTAGCTTTACTAGGTGATCAAACTGACCCTAAACCAATCTTCGTAACAAGAGATAGCATTGACTTGGAAAACTTGAGCAGACAACAATTCCCAGCAGTTGTAGTAAGAAGCGGTGATGAAACACGCACTGAATTTACTATGGCTACTTCAAATCAACGCAACAGTATATTCAATGTACAGTGTTTGTGCTATGTCACAGGCAACAACATTGATTTACAGCGTAATGACATTGCCGAGAGAATTGAAAATGTTTTAATTCAAGATAGAACAAGAGACGGTGTAGCTTACGATACAAGATTATCAGATTTAGTAGTAGATGAAGAAATTGATCAACGATATGGACTCATCACTCTTAATTTTGAAGTTGAATATCAATACATTAGAGGAGAGGCGTAATGAAAATTACAAATGGAACAAAAACACACGATACAACATCGTGGAATGAAGAACAAGTAAAACACTTTCTTGCTTCAGGATGGACAACAGTAGGTGTAGAAACTTCCAAAAGCCATTCCAAAAAGAAAGATATAAAAACAAAGGTTGAAGCAGTTGAAGAACTTGTTTCAGAACAGCCAACTATAGAGGAGAACGATCATGGCGGCAATTAGAGGAAATAGTGGTGTAATAGAATTTGGGTCAGCATTGGCTTCAGTTACAAGTTACACACTAGACACAACACAAGACACAGCAGAAACATCAGTAATGGGAAACAGAGCTAGACAACACATTAAAACAATGTTTAGTTACTCTGGATCAGCAGACTTTATCGTAGAAGCAACAGCACAATTTACAACAATTAGTGCAATGGACTTTCCAAACGATTCAGGCGAAACAGTTGCTTTTGAACTACAACCAGATGGTGCTACTTCAGGATCACCTACATTTACTGGTACAGCAATCTTAACTGGTGTAAGTTATACATCATCTTTTGATGGCACAGTAACTGGTTCTTGTACTTTCCAAGGTACTGGTCCACTAGTATCTGGCAGTAACTAAGGTTAAACTTATGGCATTGCTAGGTGTTAGTCTGACAGGAGTTGGAATAGCAACAGTCTTACGCAAGACGCGGGTCAAAGAGACTCGCGTCCTTGCTAACAAAATATTTGACGGGGTCAAGCAATTGACACCTGTTGATACCGGCACTGCCAAAGCTGGTTGGAATAAGAAAATCCAAGGCAGGAATGTTACAATATTTAATAATGTTCCATATATTGGTGTCTTAGACAAAGGCAGACATATGACTAGTAGGGGTATGAGAGGTTCTCTTCAAGCACCAANAGGTATGACGAAGCCTACACTACGAAAACTCAAGAAATAATAAACGATAAATACTATTAATATTAAACTAAAGGACAAACAACATGAGTATACAAAANAATCCAGTAATTGCAAACGCAATAGCACACTTCAAAAACCGTAACGACCAAGAAATGATGACAATTGAAGTTCCTGAATGGGGAACTACAATTTATTACAAAAATATTCAAACTTTTGCTGAACAAAGCAAAGTTATGCAACTACACGGCGAAGGCAAAGTTGTAGAAGCATTGGTAGAAACAATTATTACTAAAGCAAGAAAAATTGATGGTACTAAAATGTTTCAACCAGCAGAAAGACTGTATCTTTTAAATGAATGTGACCCAGAAGTATTGGTAAGGATTGCCACCGCTTTAAATTCAGTTGTGGAAGCAAACTACGAAGTGGAAGAAACAGCAAAAAACTAAAAAGCGATCCTGATCTATTGATTCTATGTAGACTGGGTCGTGAATTAAAAATGTCACTTGAAAATGTGGCAAAGTTAAGCACAGCAGAAATCTTTATTTGGCTTGCTTACTTTAAAATAGAACAAGAGGAGCAGTCTAAACATGGCAGATCAAACCGTTAAGCTAAAACTTGACACAAGAGAATTTGACAAGGGCATTAACAAAGTTAAAGGTGGCTTTGGCGGATTAACATCTGCTATTGCAGGTGCCGCCGCGGCGTTTGGTGGATTTTCTATTGCCAAAGGCTTCTTACAAACATCAAGAAACATTGAAAAGGTTACATTCCAATTAGCCGCATTAACGGGTTCAACAAGTGAAGCCTCTGATGCTATGCAGGTTTTAATTGGTTATGCAGGCACAGTTCCATTTGCATTAGAAAGCATTCAAGGAGCCGCTGGTTCTTTAATGACTGTTGCAGACAGTACTGACGATCTAAACAAACTGTTAGAAATGACAGGTGACCTTGCGGCGTCAACTAATTCAGACTTTGGCTTAATGGCCCTACAACTACAAAAAGCATTCTCAGGTGGTATTGGTGCGGCAGAACTATTCAGAGACAAAGGTCTTAAAGAGATGTTTGGTTTTGTTGAAGGTGTTACATACACAGCCGCTGAAACTGAGAAAATGATTCGAGAGATGTTTGACAGTGGCAACTTAAAAATTGCCGGATCAGCTAAAAGAATGGCATCAACATTTGATGGTATACTATCAATGATTGGTGACAAGTATCTATCATTTCAAACAGCAGTAATGGATGCCGCTCCTTTTGAGGCACTTAAAGCTTCAATGTCATTAGTAAATGACGCACTAGAGGCAAACTTTGGAAGTATCCAAGAAGCTGGTGAAAACATGGGAAAAGGTATTGTAGAAGGCTTTGCCAATGTACTAATATTTGGTGCTAAAGTAATGGACGGTATGAGACCAATATTTAAATTTATTGGTGATAGTGTTGCAAACATTGTAAACTTTACAGACAGATTACCAAATTACATTAAAGCATTAGGTATTATAGGATTCTTAGCATTAGGTGTTAAAGGTAAACTTATTGTTATAGCAATTGGTTCCGTAGTAGATAATATCATGATGATATTTGCAGGAATGACAAACTTCCTTGCAAGGATGAAAGAAACAACAGCAAATATGCTAGACTTCTTAGGTCTAGATAAACAAGCGGCTTCAATGCGTGAAAATGCTAAAGTCTTAAGAGCAGAAGCAGATGCTATTTCATTAAAATACGGTGACCTAAGCAAAGCAGAAAGAAAATTAGCAGAAGAGAATGTTAGATTAAATCTTTCATTTAAAGCAGTTGAAGAAGTAGTTGCCAGTGGATCAGCGACAGCAGGCGATTATGAAAAAGCAGTCCGTGCCAGTATAGAAGCCATATATGCTCGAATGGCGGCTAACAAAGCAGAAACTGAACTACAAAAACAATTAGATAAAGAGAAGAAAAAACTTGATGGTGCTAATGGCAAAAAAGATCCTGTAGATCAAAAACTACAAGACAAGTTAGCCAAAGAAGCAGAAGCACTTAAAAAACAGTTTGACCAATTGAACGAAAGTTTAATGAATGAAACACAGCGTGAAAATTTTGAGTATGATAAGAAAATTGCTATACTAGACAAGTACTACCAAGGTAGACAACATCTAGATGCAAACTATAACAAAATTAAAGAACAGTTAACAGCGAAACATCAAAAAAGAATAGATGCTATTGCAAAAGCAGAGACGCAAAATCAAGTAAACATATTTAAAAGTGGACAATTCCAACAATTAGATCTAGCAAAACTTAATGAAAAGCAAAAAGTTCAATTTGCCATGGATGCTGGTAGAAGTGTTCTAAATGAATTAGGCAAACAAAACAAATCAGCTTTCAAAGCCGCTAAAGCATTAAACATGGCAATGGCAATTATGAATACTGCCGCA